AAGGTAGAGCTATTCGATTTTAGTGGTGGCGAACCTACTCCCTTAGCTTCGGGTGAGGGTAGCAATTGGCGCACGGCGTTAGGTGAGGCGTTATCTAAGATAACGCTATCCTCGGACACGCCAGATAAAAGCGTGAGTGACGTGGTAAAAGAGATCCAAGAAGAGGCGGGTGAGTAATGGGATACGAGCCAGAGCTTAACGATCCCGTCTTCTATGAAGAGGAGGAAGAGAGGGAGATCAAGTGCTTCTTATGTTCAGAGCCACTAGATCAAGACGACGTAGTATGGGCAGATTGTGAAGGCCAATGGCAGGTGAGAGGGAAAGAAGGTAATGATACTGCGTGGTGCGTATCGTGCCTACCAAACGAGAAGGGGGAGAGTAATGAATAAAGAATACTGGCAAGCTAAAGCAGAATTGTGCCGTGACCTTGCATTGATCCAGATACAAGAAGAGGAGACGGAGAAGGAGGCGGGTATGAATCTAATGAGAATGACCTACGCATTGTCTATGGTAGATATATATTCAGAAGGGCAGGGGGAGAATGAGTGAAGTAATTGCATTCCACCCACGTGTATCCACGCTTGTGAATCTATATGAAGTGGTAGATGAGAAGGGTGAGGCGATCTGGGGTGGCAACGATACGCACGAAGCTATCCGCTACCTACGCAATAGCCCTGTCAATTGCAGGATCCTCGTATCGGGTTGGGAGAGTGACGACGAAGACGCTCACCTTGTAGGCCAACCTATTGACATTACCAAGCTTATCTATGCGGTATTGGCGGTGAATCAATGAGCTATTTCTTGGGTATCCTAGGCGTAATGCTACTGGCATACGTCCTAATTGTATGGGAGAATAAGATTAATGGAGAGTGAGAAGCGACTGGCGAGTGCGGCAAAACAGGCCGTCTATTATCGCAACTATCGAAGAGCAAGGGATCGTGCCTTGGTGAAATTAGCACAGGCCTATCCAGATACCTATAAGGAATTACTGGAGAAGGAGAAGGTGAGTGATGAACAAGAAGGCAAAGCGTGGATTGATCTTAACGGTACTACTATTAGCCCTCGTATCGTTGCACGTGCAAAGGCTAGGGGAATTGCCCTTACCCAAACCGATACAAACCAAGGCAACAATGGAGGAGAAGGGTGAAAACAAACGAATCGCATACAAGTTTAGTAAAGCTCTCGGTTATACGAGAGCAGAAACGACGTGCCTTATCACCTTATGGACCCGTGAAAGCAGGTTTGACCACCTCGCAGACAACCCTAGATCAACAGCTTACGGAATTGCTCAGCTCCTTAGAGAACGTAGTAGAGAGCCTGAACTACAAATCCTTCACGGCATACGATACATTGGTCATCGCTACAGAGGGAGTGCGTGTCGCGCTCTCAGGCATAGCGATAGACGAGGTTGGTACTAATGGAGATTTGCAATGAATGTGGTAATGACACCGTAGCAGAAGATCAGAGTAAGTGTTTAGAATGTTTAGAGAGTATGTTATAGTTTAATTTACTCACCTCTTCCGAGTAACAAGAGCCTCACCACAACCCTTCCTGTGGTGGGGTTCTTACTTGTCGGTAGAGTAAAAGCCTTTACCCTTAAATGTAACCGAAGGTGAATCCCATACACGATTCATAATCTCGTGGCAGTCAAAGCACATAGGAGTAGATGCCTCCTCGTGGATAGAACGCTCAACTGATACAGTTGAATTACACTTGCCACACTTGTAGTCATAGATCATTTTCAACCCCAATAGACTCTAAGATTTCTTTCCCTAACTCATAAGGAACCATTGATCTTTCCTTTGATCCTTTTAATCCTTGTGTTCCAGTTTTTGAACCTCTTGGTGCAGCTATGTGACAGGGCATACCATTTTTGCAGGGTTGTCGTGGTGTCCACTTAGGAATGTATCCCCATAAATCGGTTGGTTTCATTCTTTCATCACCATACTGGCAGTAGGTAATGGTTCTACGCTGGATACCCTCTACAACTTTTAGCTTACGAAGCATTCCTCGTGGATTTTCCATAAGCCAGCCCTTTGTTGGCATTAAATCATTAATAAGTTGCAAAGTGTGCCGCACTAATTCTTGATTAAATTTAGCAGCTTCTGTTCTTGGCAATGGATTCCCCCCCCCCTGGAACCAATGGTGTCCTATTGAGGCCACACTAAAAGCAGTACAAGGTGGAGATGCCCATACAAAATCTGGTTGACCATATTTTTTTATTAAATCTTTAGCATTAAGAAGCAATATATCTACGTGCTCAGTAGCTTCAAAGAAATTATCAAGCTCAAATGTAATGACAGTATGACCAGCATCTTTGAACGCTTGGGTAGAGCTTCCAGTTCCTGAAAAGAAATCAAAGATAACCATTAGACTTCCCTCATAACTTTACTGCCTCTTCTATTGGTAAGTAACCTACCAACTTACTTACCTTGTTGGAACGAGAGAACTCGGTAGTCGCTGGCATCCAATGGTTTAACCACTCTGGTTCTGCTACATCCATTAGGTCAAAAGAAAAGACCCCTTCTGGAGTCGAGTTGATATAGAAGGGGTTGAGATTTCGCTCTGCCGCTTGGGTAATAAGCTTTCGATACTTAAACTCTTCAATCAGTAGCGTGGGATAGTGGGTATTGCGACACTTCAACTCTATGTATGCACTAGAGTCACGACTAATGCAGTCAAAGGAGTCATAGATACCCTCTGACTTCTGTAAGTCTGGATACTTTGTATCCATTAGGAACAAGAACAAATCTAATTCTTTCATTGCCAAGGGTTGTCACCGCCCAGACCATTCTGTACTTTGCGTAATGCGCTAGTGCATCTACGATCTGCGGTAGATACTGCACACTCTAAAATACCTGCTACCTGTTGTAAGGTCTGCCCCTCGTGGTATCGCATACGAAGTATGGTCTGGTCTTCTACTTCAAGCTTTAAGTATGAACGCTTCACATCAATCAAGGTAGCAAGCAGGTTGCCACCTTCTGCTGGAACGCTAGGCTTCTTAGGTGAGCCATCATTGATAAGGTTCTGAGCCTGCTCTAGCACCGTATCATCAACGATAGATGCGATAACGTGTGGCAATACTTGTGCAATCATAGCTGTATCGTAGAAGGCTTCATCACCTGTACGATAGCCAGACTTAGCGGCCTTCTCTTTGCGAGCATAACGCTCAGCAGTACGCTTCATCTGCCACGCTATACGCTTCTCATTGATAACACGTTGGACTGGATTAGGTTCACTAAGCATCTCATCAAACTGTTTGCCACGTGTCAATGCCCAAGCAAGGCACTCTTGCAGGACATCATCTCTTTCTACGTAGCCACGAAAGCGACGGGCTATTGCACTAGCAACGCTAGGTGCTATGTCGTAGATGGATTTGTGTAGTTCACTCACAGTCAGGTAGCACCAAATCTATAGTGTGTTGGATGTTCAGTAACTTGATAGCAAGGAAGTCTATGTAGTTGCTGGCATCTGCCAGCTCTTCAATCAATTCTCTAATGGTGTCTGATGTAGTAAAGGACTCAAACTTCTGACCCTTAGCGTGGGAATACTGCTCGTGGCCTACACCCTTAACACGTTGAGCACGAAGGGATGCAAAGGATTCAATGAAGGATGTTAAGTCCTCAGTTGATACACCTATTGCACGATAGCCAGTAACGGCAGCGTGATCTACTAACGGGTTGGTTGCGGTCTTACTACCAGTATCTCGTTGGACCTGTCTAGGCTCAGGACTTGAAAGCCCATATGCTGCAAAGTCTGTACCACTATGGTCCATTCGGCATCACTCATCCTTCTCACCTAGTAACAAAGCCTTCGTTGCATCTAAGCCTTTAGCCAGATAGAAGTCATTGATGTCCATTGATGGGGGTAATGTTACTATTGTGCTATTAGAAACCTCTTGCGCGACACGCTTAGCAAACTCAGCACCAGGATTAGTGCCATCTTCTTTAATATCATTATCACCAATAACAAAGACAGTATCGTAACCAGTAAAGAGCTTTGGAAAGTGTGGCTTCCAAGCTTGTACACCAGGTACACCCACTGCTGGTATGCCTATCAATCCAGACAGGACCACAGCATCTAGTTCACCCTCACATACTGCAATGTAAGAGGAATCAATAGTTATATCACCTACGTTATATAGGTGTGCCTTCTGTCCTGTTGGAGATCCATACTTTGGTTTGCCATCATCTAGTCTGCGGAACTTATACCCAACGCAAGAACCAGAAGCAGTAATATAAGGAATAGAAAGCCAACCTTGGTGCATCTCGTGACCATTGATAGGATCTGTAACCGTACCCAACGAGTACTGGCTGGCAATAACATCAGATATTCCACGTTCTTCTAGATAACTTAGAGCTTCCGCGCTTATGTTTCGACTGTAATGTTTGGCCGCTTCCGTCAATGATTTCGATTGCGCGATTGAGGGCATCCTTAAACTCCAAATTCTCTATGTGCATAACAACATCTACTGAACTGCCACCCTTACCGCAGGTGTGGCAGAAGTAAAGGTTGTCATACGTGTTCATCACAGCACTACGTCTGCTATCTGTATGTATACAGCAACGAACTGCTGCTGACTTACCTTCTCTTACTTCTCCACCGTAATAGGAAACAATAGTCCCTATGGGGATTGAAGTTGCATCAACGGAACCTTTGTACCGTCCCGCTTTACGTATCCTGGACCAGTCTTGTGCTGACATACACACCCCTTATCATCACACTTATCGTGCCAATGAGCTGAACGTTTGTAGTGAGCAAGGCCGTTCTCTTCTCCACCTTTAAGGCAGTTCTGGCAAATCATCTTCTACCTCTTCAACTGGTACAACTTCTGGTACTAGTATCTCTGTTGTTGTTATTTCTCCACCTGGTACTGGCATTATTGTTTCTCCTTTAGGAATTGAGTTAAGTCTTGGATTACCCAAGCCTGATCTATTGAAGCGTTGCGACGCTTAACTACGACGTAAGACATAGGAACTTCCCCAAGCCCCCGTGCCTGTGCATAGTTAAGCGCCTCAACTTGTGCTTCTCTCCAGAACTCGGGCAGGGAAAGGGTCTGCCTGTTCTTGAGTTCTAAGATGTAGGTTTCTCCAGATATGATAACAACCATATCACCTTCATCTTTTGCCCCAGCTTTGGTCAGACGTTCTGCAATGACTCCAGCTTTGCGGAACCATTTCATTACATCTGTTTCAAACTGAGAACCTTTGCGTCCGTTTTTATTCGCCATTAAATATCAAACTTTCCATAGAATTAAGGTATGTAACTGGCACATACCAAGTCCTATCATTATATCTCCACTCTTCACGCTTACATTCGGAGCCAAGTTTCCAGCCAATAGCTTTGTATTCAGGGCCTTTCCAATCAGGTCCAACCCTTCGTGTCTTATGGCATAGACCATCAGACATCAGCACATACACAAGGTTATCGTTATCTCTAGATGAGTAACGCATTCCTCTCACTGGTGGAAACGAGTAACGGATTTCTCCGAACCCTGGAATATCTAGTTCTGACTTCCATTTATTGTAGTGTGGAGTGAAGTCATACTTACCGACCATACGTGCGAATGCAAGTTCTGATCCTGCACACACAACGTGTTGCCACATTTCCCATAGGTCACCCTCTGAGTAATTGACATTCTTCATTGGGTCAGCAAAGTATGGCTTCTGTCTTTGATATCCAACTTCAACACAAACGGCTTCCTCTTCTATTGTTAGAGCGTAGTTAGATAGCACCATATGTACTCTCCTCGTTGTTGCCACGCAGGTAGGCCCTACCTTGCGCATCATCATCGCCTATTTGACAAGAACCAAAGTCTACAAATAAAGATGCCCATTGTGAAGCATCTGCGTAGTGTGGACCAAAACGATTCTTGACTGATGCTATCCGAAGTAGACCCTGTGAAGGATCGTACCCAAGCGTAAGGATTAGAGCTGGTAGTTGACTCACCTTTCCGTGAATAGCACGTCTAGGTGGTGGCATCATAGGAGAACCATACTCGCTCTGTTCGCTTACGTGATGGAGTACAAGCACACAAGCCTCAGTCTTACGTGCCATATCGTGCAACTCCATCATAATTGCACGAAGCCCAGCCCATTCATTATCTGTCTCTGCTGCCACATTCATTAGGTTGTCTATGATAATCAACTCTGGCATCACACCGTAGAGTTCAACATAGGCTTTAATCTCCATCTCAATATCATCAAGAGACGGACTGGAGTCAAAGACCCATTGAATGTGAGAAGCTTTAGCCAGGTAAGGATCATAGTGGCGCTGACTTTTATTGATGTTACCTTCGACAGTCACTTGTGTGTGACCCGAAAGATGAGCAGCAGCACGAATCATTACTGTTGCTGTGTCTGTATCAGCAGAAAAGAATAACGTTGGAACCTGTGCTTTGATTGCATATATCAATGCAAACATT